ATCCCTCTCAGCGAATCAAGGAACTCGTAGACGCGGGCTACCAAATCCAATCAGAGCGATACGAGGACTCCCCAGGGCGCTACGGTGCCCGCTACGCCTTGGTCAAAGACCCCCAAACAGCCCTGTTCGCATGATCCCTCCCGAAAACCTGTGGGTGTGGCAAATAGCCGTAGCCGGTTTGGTTTGTGCGCTGATCTTTTTTGTTCTGGCGCTTTGACCTACCACGGCCCTTCCCTGGTTCTCTGGCTCGAGGAAGAAAACTACATGCGTTTAGTACCGGAGGATCAGGCCCGGACGGTCAGACATTGGCGCTCGGGGGTAAATCCCAAGGAAGAATCCGTAGACCATTTCTGTTGTAAGACTGATTTTCTCCACTTGAACGATGTTCCTGACTGGTGTATGGCTGGTCCTCATATGAAGGGTCTGGATAGGGTGCCCGGGAATCGAAAGGTTTGGATGCGTACACTTACCGTGTGACCAAAAGCGCACTCACGATTGCCAAGGATCGCATTGACCTTCTGCCGCCCGCCAAGCGGGACCGTGCGATTCAGGCAATCAAGAACCTCGAGGATTCGGTAAAGCACAATCCTCTGATTCGCTACAACAACCCGGCCTTCGGGCCTGTTCATCCCAAGCAGATGATCGGCCACGGCTTTACAGACCGCCGTATCGCCTACATTGGAGGCAACCAGTCAGGCAAGACTACTTGGGGAATCGTGGACGATATTATCCAAGGCATTGACGCGGATATGGTGCCCGAACACCTGCGGCAATTCAAGCGGTACAACGCACCGTTCCGCTGCCGGATCGCCGCTCAGGGTCGCTCAGAAATTGAGGACTTCATTTTTGAGAAATTGAGGGAGTGGCTGCCGCCAAACCAGTTGGTCGGAGGTAACTGGAAGTCGGCCTATGACAAGTTGAACCATGTTCTACACCTACAGAACGGCACCTACTACTCGTTCAAGACTTTTCAACAGGAAGCCCAGCAGTGGGGAGGTTCGACCCTAGATCGCGTTCATATGGACGAAGAACCGGGCAGAGAACACCTACAGGAAGCCCGGCTACGAGTTATGCGTCGGCGCGGGGATCTGCTATTCACCATGACCCCCGTAAACGGTCTGACCCATATGTACGACGAACTCTCTGACTCAATGGAGTTGGCCCAGGACAACGGCGGGATCATTCAGCACGACGGCATGGGCCTGGTCATTGTGGATATGGACGATAACCCTTGGCTCGGGGAGGCTGAGAAGGTAGAGGCACTTCGCGGGCTTTCCAATGAAGAAAGACTTGCTCGTAAAGAAGGCAAGTTCGTCGCTATGTCAGGACTCGTTTACAAGGACTTCAAAAGAGAAGAACACACCGTGCCCCCGGTAGACCCCTTGCCCGAGAATGTCAATGTCGTTGTCTCCATAGACCCGGGCATCCGTTATGCCTGTGCGGTCGGCTGGTACTACCTGACCTCTGACGATAAAATGGTCATGTTTGAGGAAGGATATTTCAAGGATATGACCATTCGGGAAGTGTGCGACGAAATCCACAAGACCAACGCGCACTACGATTGCCAGCCGATTTATTATGTCATTGACCCTGCGGCCAGGAACCGGAACTCTCAGACTGGACGCTCAGATCAAATGGAGTTTGCCGACCACGGCGTAGTCACTATTCCCGGGCAAAACTCTGTTACCGCTGGAATTAACCGTGTACGCGAGCGATTTCAAACCGACCGCCTTTTGATCGGTGAAAACTGCGTGAACTTCCTGAAAGAGATTCGCACCTACCGTTGGAAGAAACCCCCTCGAGCGGGTGAAAATGACGGTAAAGAAGCTCCCGTCAAGTCGCACGATCACCTTATGGATGCCACGCGCCTTGCGGTAATGAGCCGCCCGTACCTACCCCATGAGTTTGAACGAGTTACAGAGACACAACAGGAACGAATGGCCCGCGAACACTTTGAGTCAGTATCGCGCCCCGAAATCCCCGTCGCCTAGTGATACCCTTCTACTAACCTTCAACCCAGGAGCAAGTGATGGCAGCTACAACCGAAGTCGTATACACCGCCGCTCAGACAACGGCAATGATGGATGACACCGCCCGCAACCCGGTTCGTACAGACAAGCGCGGCGAAGTTCATATCACGCTCGTATTTGACGGCGTTAGTATCAACCCGGCGCTTATCAACGATGCGATCCAGACTCTCGGGACCGTCCAGACGGACAAGATTCCGCAAGGCGGCAACTACAGCTTCATCATTTCGTGATGCGTTACTACCCAGCGAAGGGCGCTCCCCCGCGCCGCAAAATGGCTAGTAAGCGCCCCAAGTTCCCCGGTGGCCTTTATCCAATCGGACGGCCCAAGCCCGCAGGCGGCGGAATGACTCGCCCGCTTCCTCCCCAGACGGGGAAAAGGCAATCTGGCACAAAACTCAACCAGTCACAGGCCATTCAGCAACTCGCTAAGGTGCTGGTACAGAAGAAAGCGACCCGTAAGGGCTACCGTCCAAAAGAAAGCGCGTGGGGTCGTAAGCCGAAGCCAATGAAGCCAATCAAGGGCAGGGCTACGCTCAGGTGAGACTCGCGGGCGCAGACAAACCCATCCGATGCTCGGTCTGCTTTCAGCCCCCGATGGTTCGGGAGCCGCAACCTGAATATGTGGACTTTGAGGCGATTTACGAAGGGCCGGTTGTTACTGATCCTCAGTCAGAAGTCACGCCGTACCTTGACAAGATCGTAATTTGTGAGGATTGCGTCAGGGAAAGTGCCCGAATGCTCGGCATGGATCATGTTGAGCGATACCAGGCCGAACTCGAGGCAGCCCGGGAACAACTCAAGGAATCTGAGCGCGAGGCCCGCAAAAAGGACCGCGCTATTTCTGACCTGACCCATACGGTCGGCACCTTGATTGACCATCCGGTAAAACGGCCCGCAGGCAAGCCCCAACTTCAAGGCCCGGAGTCGCATGACAAAGAAATCAAGCAACTCCGTTCCAACCGCTCCAAGGCTGAAAAAATCAGCAAGGCAAAGCGGAAGGTAGCGAGTGGCGCTGACGGGAACTGAAACCTTTGGCACCGTAGTCCCGGGTTTTGTTACTGATCTTGACGGTAGCCTGGCTGTAACTACCGACGATGTAGGGGCTGGTTACGGGATTGTGCCCGGTTTTATAACTGACCCAGATGGACGGTTGCTTGTCACTGAGACTACGACTGATGCTGCTTTTTCCGGGGGATTTGTTAGAACCCCCGATGGTGCTTTGGTAATCACAGAATCCGGCACACCAGTAAACGGCGTAGTCCCGGGCTTTACTACTACTGCCAACGGCTACCTTATAGTTGGCGCAGCAGATTCACCTACATGGGATGGCGGGCTACTTCGCAACTCAAATGGTGCCCTTGCCGTTACCGGGTTGGCGTAGAAAGGATTACATGGTTGAAATATTGACCACAGCAGTAATAATTAGCGTAGTAGGCGCTTTGGTTTGGAACAATCGGGAAGCCCGAAAGTCGGCTGACCTCAATGCCAAAATGCTAACGGACTTGATTATTCGCACCGATGAACACGCTAGGCAGCGTGAACAGGAGTGGATGGTAGAGCGAAACAATTTGCTGGAACGCATTCAACGCCCCGAATACATTCCTCCCTCACCAACAACCGGGCCTCCCCTTCCCGACAACAGTATCCACGACGAACTACACTTGGTAGGACAAATCGTAGAATCCAACGGCCAACCGCCTGACGGAGCCGCATGAGTGTAAATGTCGCAGAACTCAATGAGAAATACGAGCAAGCCAAATCTGCTCGATTCGTCCATGAACCCGATTGGATGCTCAACCGCGCTTTCTTCGCGGGCAAACAATGGGTCATGTACGCAGGCGGTCGAGTATCAACCCCAAGAATTGATTCCCGCCGCCAGCTTGTAACCGATAACCGCATTACTCCTGTTGTTACTTCCAGGGTTGCCCGGAAATCGAAGAATCGCCCCATGTTCTCGGCTACGCCGCAAGGTGCCGATGATAAGGCTATTGACGCTGCTCGCGTAGGTGAGCGCATACTGGAAAACGATTGGGAAGCACTTGCTATTCAAAGCAAGTTGTTCATGGCTTTGTTGTGGGCAGATGTGTGTTCTGACGGATTTCTCAAAATCTATTGGGATAAAACCAAGGGTGAGAAGATTCAATACCTCGAGGGACCGGACGGCCCGCTAACTGATGAAAACGGTGCCCCGCTACGCGCCGAAGCCGCGCAACAACTACCGCCCGAAATCCTTGAACAAGTAGAAGTCAAGGAAATTGCCGCAGGCGACCTTTGCGTAGAAGCAATGTCAGTATTTGAGATTTTTCCAGACCCGCTGGCTACTTCTATGGACGATATTGAGTGGCTAATAGAAGAAAAGGTGCGCTCAGTCGAATACTGCCGCCGCCGTTATCCTGCCGACGCATCCGGCGCTCCCTACGATCCCATTCCCGATTCTGAGATCCCTTCTGCCGTTTCAGAAGGCTGGACAGGTGGGGTTTATGTCACCGGAGGCGCTACCGGCTCCTATCGTGGCGTAAAGGTGCGGGAATACTGGTGTAAACCCAGCAGCAAGTACCCGAACGGCTGGCGGGCTGTGTGGGCCAACGACAACCTGCTTGTTTCAGAGGAACCGTTTGACCCGATGCCCTATGTCAAGTTTGGCTCGGTACAGGTGCCGGGACGCTTTTGGAGTCACGCTGTAGTTACCGATCTTCGCGGGCCTCAGCAAGACCTAAACATTATTCGCACCCAGATCAAAGAAAATGCCCGCAGGCTTGGAAACCCGGCTGTTGCCATTTCCCGCCAAGCCAATGTGCGCTATGACGGCACCCCTGGTGAGTTGGTCGAATACGATTCAACGGTTCAAGATCCCATTCCGCAGTTCATGCAGCCCCCCAGCATCCCTGTCTATGTAGAAAATGAAGTGGCTCGGATTGAGAAAAGCATTGAAGAAATCTCGGGCATGCATGAGGTCAGCCGCGCAACGGTCCCGCCCGGCGTTACAGCCGCAAGCGCAATCAACCTGCTTCAAGAGGCAGATGAAACTAGGCTCGGCCCGGAAATTCAGCAGATGGAACAATCGCTCGGTCACTTGGGTACAAAGATCCTCAAAAACCGGGCTGCCTACAACTCCGACGAACGCCTCATCAAAATCGCAGGTGAGGACGGCAATTGGGACATTTTTGCTTTCAAGGGTGAAATGCTTGGGGAAGATCCGCAAGTAGAGGTACAGGCCGGATCGCAAATGCCCCGCTCCAAGGCAGCCAAGCAAGCAGCCATGACCGAAGTTCTCGGGCTTATGCTTCAATACGGCGTACCTATTGATGAGCGCAACCTTCGCAAGTTCCTCAAGGATTACGAGGTTGGCGGTCTGGATCGGTTGTTTGAAGGCTTTAGCGAAGATGCCAAGCAAGTCAATCGTGAAAACCGCCAGTTGCTACAAGGTAATCCGGTGGGTATCAACTCGTTTGACAACCATGAGTTCCACATTGCGGAACACACTGAGTTCCAAAAAACCTCGCGTTACGATGGCCTTGACGATCAACTAAAGATGATTTTTGACGCTCATGTTGCCGCACACCGTACATACATGGTAGAAATGGTCAATCAACAGATCGCACAGCAAGCCCAAGAACAACAGGCAGCCGAAGATCAACAGTTGGCTACCGAAGAAGAAAGTATGGCTTTCCAAGCAGAGCTAGACAAACAACAAGCAAAGGAATCAAGTGCCTAATCTCCCAGACCCCGGAACAGGCAAATTTCTTGCCGCACTCAATGACTTTATGGAGAACCCGCCCAGGGATCTTCCTGATACCGCAATAGGTCAACTCAAAGAAGTTGCTACTGCGCTCAAGGGTCATACCGTAGGCGAAGTTTCACCCGGCCAAAAGCAGGCGTTGGAAGCCGGTGGTGTTACGGAAGGCACCGGCAATCACTACTCCAAGGCAGCCCTTGGGGAAGATAAACCCTCCCCTGGTCAGCAAGAGTTTGAAAAGGCAGTAGAGCAAATGCGCGAAGCCGCTTCTGCGATGGCAACCAATGGTAACGGAGCATGAACTAAAGGCCGCGCTTAGGGAGTACCTTGAAGCCGGGCCTCCTAATGATGTAACTGAACTGGTACAACAGTTACAAATGGAACTTGCCAGTCCCGGCGATTGGGAAGTGGCTAAAACAGCCCCCGACCCTACCCCTGAGTAAACTTCCATTCATTCAGGTACTCTGTGTCTATTGTGACCAAGAGTACGCACACAGTTTCGGCCAAGACCTGCGGCAGCAGGTACAGCCGTGCGTGGGCAAACCACAGTCGAAAGGAAGTAAATGAGTGACGAAGCCACACAGCCCGCAGAAGTAGAGGGCCAAGGTGCTGAGACACAAGAAGGGAACGATCTTTACAGCGCGTTCCTTGATGGCATTTCCCCGGAGATGCACGACACAGTTATCCCGGCGCTCAAGGCCCAGGATGCCTCGTTCACTAAACGGTTTCAATCTCTCTCTGAGAAAACGAAACCGTTTGAAGAA